CTTCCTTGGGGAAATGCTGTGTTTACCACTCTACGCGATGCTGTATACCGTTTGGGATTTTTTGTATTAATACGTGCTCTTGTAGTTGGACTTATTTTGGGATTTGGTAATTGATTATAAGTATTCACCGTATAATAATGACCGAAGTTAGATTCTCTTCTTCCCTCCGGATCAGCATTCATATTCCAATTAACAAGTTGATCTCCTACAGCAATGTTTTCCATTGTGACAACATTTTGAGCACCGTCAGAGATAAATAATGGACCACCATCTGGAAGAGCTGCTGCGCCAGGCGGAGGGGCTGGTGCTACCACAGGAGGAGGAACTGGTGGTCCACCAGCAATAGGAAAAAATAACCAATCAGGGCTAAAAGCATCAAAATCTGCCGCTGGAGCTGCAGTAACATGAAAACTAATTCCACCATCAAAAGTGAAGGGAGTTAGACCTAGGTCACCTCCCCATGGCCCTTGAAATGTAATATCTCGTATATAATACTGTTGTCCTACAACCAGTTGTTCAAGGCGCACGGGCGGCATTCTATTTAAAACCTCATATAAATATCTGCGGGATTCACCTTCTTAATTTCCTTCTTGACAGTCTGGGCCTCCGACGAAATTGAATAGTATGCTTTAGATGCGAAAAAACTAGTACGTCAACCCGAATGCCTTGACTTCTTAACTAATGAATCCTGTTTTGACCGATTGGTACTAGACTGAAGTGCCTGTAGATTTCTTATATTATCGCTTCCGCCACGGCTCTGGGGCTTGATGTGATCTACATCCCAGCCCATGCTAGTTGACTTACCATATGAATTATAGCAAATCTTGTTTCCATAAGGGTCCTGGCGAAAATGATCAGAATCACAACCACGGATAGGCTTTGCTAGAGACCACACGGCATCACGGCAACCACTTGAATTATACGTAGTTTGAGGCATATTAAATTTAATATTTTAGTCAAACTTTAAATCATTTCATTTGGCAACCAGTATAAAAGCGTCCATTTCTCTTCTGAACACCAATTCCATATCCAATGTCGGGTGTCATATTATTTTCATGCTGCCGCATACAATTTTCCATTGCTAGTTCTTCTTCCCATCGTCTTTCTCTTAAAATTTCCAAAAATATTTTCTCTTTGATAGTCCTTTCTAATTCTTCGCTTTCAATTAATTGAGGTTTTGGATTTTTTTTCTCAACCATAAAGTTTTCAACTTCATAAATTACACCATTGTAAATCTTATGTTTGATAAAATCTTTGGGGTGTGCATTATGCATATTGCTAATTACAAATATGCTTGAATCTGCTCCACTAGGTCGCTCATATCCATACATTACAATGGGTTGCCCCTTATTAATACTCTTAGCAACAGCCGCATAAAAATCATCTAAGTTATCATCCCGTAGTTGAGATGTATATTGGAGAACTAAATCCTCAAACCACTGGCAGTCATATCCTTTCTCCTTAAATTCTTCTACTTGTGAAACACAATAATTATAGTATTTCATTCCTACAAGGATCTAGCATAAACTCTTTAGATGCGTTAAATTCTGTAGTATAAGTTCTCTTCTGAAGTTGTGGTTTTAGGACCCACTCAAAATAGCTCAGTTGGTTCGCTCAACGGAGTTGAGCATCCACCCCCGCTCTATAGAGCGGTGGGTAGAGCGGGGGATTGTAGACGAAAGTCTGAGCAATGGATCTCCCCAAGTCATTGGTACGCTCAACAGAGTTGAGCATCCACCCCCGCTCTATAGAGCGGTGGGTTCGATTCCGATTTTTGAGATTTATACAAGATTGTTGGACAGGCTTGTACAAATGCTGCTTTAAAAATTGAATACCTAAACCCTGCCCACTAATTATTGAGCAAGAAATGGATCTGACCCAAGAGCAGAAAGCAATTATCGCCCACAAAAGTGGTTGTATGCTGATTAATGCCGGAGCCGGTTGTGCTAAGACTACGACATGTTCTCTATATGTTAAGGAGCAGATTGAGAATGGATGTCCCGAGGAACAAATGTGTTTTATCACATTTACACGTTTCGCAGCAGATGAAATTAAACACAAACTTCGTAAGGTCATGAAACGACCAACTAAAGTCATAACAGGAACATTTCATAAGACAATGTTTAGCTTCATGAAGAAAGGGAACATACTGATGCCGCAGTCCGAAAATCTTTTCTCGGAAGTGATGGACTTGAAGGTAGCCTTCTTTATTTCACAAATTGAGAAGGGTAATCCTGCACTAACCACAATTCTTTGCTCTTTCAAGTGTGTCATCGTTGATGAGTTTCAGGACTTGGATGACACTCAGTTTCATTTTCTTGAACTATGGAAATGGTTGAATCCTAAGATTACAATGGTAGCCATTGGCGATCTAGCACAGAATATCTATCGCTTCCGTGGAACATCAAATGAATTTCTTCGCACAATGTTTCAGACGCGAATTGACAAGAATGTGAAGAAGTATAAACTAACAACAAACTTCCGTTCTACAAAGGCTATTCTTAATCTAGTAAATGTCCTCTTTGCCGAGGAGATTAAAAACAATCTTATCCTTCCGATGAATCCATCATCGCGTGCTGAGGAGGGTATGAAACCTAAATACTTTGAATACGCCATCAATCCCGGTAAAGGCCTCGGTGAATATGAGGGTATGGTGGCAGAAGTTCTTCTTCCACTCATCCTCAATGCGAAGTCTACTGGTAAATCTGTTGTTCTTATTTTCCCTGTGCTCAAGTGCCCATCATATGAGATGATTACAACATTTCTAAGACATCATAGTATGGAGCAGGGATATTCCTTTGATATCCATCAGATTACAAAGGAGGATGAAACAGCAGTTACAGTTGATTTCAAGTATGATACTCGGGCAAAAAACTCTCCTATTCAGTGTTCTACTGTCCACTCTTCAAAAGGTCTTGAGTGGGATATTGTAGCACTCATTAACTTCTCAAATGATATGTTCCAAGCTATGCCGAATGAGGAGGATGGAGAATCCTTCTTTGCTGAGAAAACAAATTTGTCATATGTTGCTTTAACACGATCTGTTAGAGAACTTTACATCTTTGCTAATGCCAATAATGGTGGGAGGCATCATCATTTAGAGCGCTTGGGTGATTCCTTAAAGGACTACATGGACATTGAATATTGGGGTGATGCCGAATATGAGGAATTTGAGCGGAACTCAAAACCCATTGGTGTAAAAGACCTAATTCGCAAGTTGCCGCAGCATCCAGATCTGAATCTAAGAATTAAGGCTTGTTCTGGAAATATTAAGTCGTATCAATATGATGGGCATCCAATGTATTGCGAAGGCATCTATAATGAGATGAAACAGCGAAACCGCGAAATGGCGTTCGGCACATACATTGACTGGAAGATTAAGCAACTTATCTGCTCCGGTACATCAAGAACTATGCAGGAAAAACTCTTTGAACTCCTTCAGTTCTATGAGAAGAAACGTTGGAAGTTGAGCAAGAAGAATGCCTTGGAAGAGTTCAGTTTCCGTGAAGTATCATTGGATGCTGATTTCCTCAACTTGGATTATATGCCCAACGATGTAGTTGAGCAGTATGTCTGTGCTTCTCGTATAATTGGACTCTACAATAGTCGGCTTTTCGGAATGGACCCAAAGATGTCTAATATCTGTTACACTGTTGAGCGCAATATTCTGAGGGCACATCTTAATAAAGAAAAGTCAATCAAAGATGAGTACATTCTTTCACAGACAGCAGATTTCTATGCTAGAAACCGCCTATCTGAAATTCAGGCTGTAACAGCACCAACCAGTCAATATCAAGGTTTGCCACCCCGATTTGATGAATTTGTAGAAGCAAATTTAGATGAACTACAGGATAATGTCATATCTACTATTGGCCGTGTTGGATACAAGGGAGAACCTATCTTTGGCGATTATTCATTGGAATCCGAGAACATGATTATGGGGCAGGCAGATCTTGTTGTCCCGAAGACCAAAAATGGTATCATTGTGGAACTTAAGGTCTCCGCTGCTACAAGGGGCGTTGACTTGAGAGATTCGGGGAACTGTAAGAATCTCTTGCAGGTCCTAGCATATGTTGCTCTTGGTCGTCATGGGCGAATTCCTTTATCAGTGCGCTGGGCTATCCTACTGAATCCACTTACACAGGCACATGAGATTTATGATTTGAATACTTGGTCTCGTGATGATTCGCAGGAGTTCTTGGCTGTGCTAGAGGATTTGAAGGCTAGGAATTGAAACTAATCACTTATTCGCAACACCAAATGCTGCTCCAAGTCCGCTAGCAATTATGATAATAATTGAAATAACTGTACAGATATCACATCGCCGCCAAGTAAAATAGGAGTCAATCTGTTTGATTTCATTTTTTGCTCGTAATTTAGTAAATTCTCTTGCTCGTCCTCCAGTTGGTGCTTCTGCTGGAGAGGCAGAAGAAAGGCAAACAAGAAAGCATAAGAACCGTCGCAACCATACACGGAAGAATTAGTAGTAAGTCTCCCCAAAAAAAAATTTTATTATATTAGAAAATGGCAAGAACTAAACAAACCGCACGAAAATCAACAGGTGGTAAAGCACCAAGAAAACAGTTAGCAGCAGCAGCAAGAATAGGAAGTTTTAGTGATTATGAACGTCGTTTACAAGAAGTCCGAGAACTCCAAGAGCAGGCCCAACTACAGCTTGATCAAGTAAATTCTGAAATCTTAGGAGAAGGGGCAGGTGTATCCTCTAGTATAAACGATGAACCATATGCGCAGGAAGAAGAAGCGCAACAAGTTGATCAAGCATTAAGTACTAATATAAATGATAAAATGACTCGGCAGCGTGAAGTTTTACAACCCTTAAAGGTAGATTCTACAGAAGAACCTGAACCTCTTGGAGGTGGTGCTCCTAGTAGAAGCAGAAAACGCAAGCAAAGAAAGACCCAAAAGCGCAAGAACCGTCGCAACCGCACCCGTAAAAATTAGAAATAACCTGTTTCTTAAATAAAAAAAATATTAAATAGAGATGTATGCTTCTGGAATTGGCAATGAGTATGGATATACTGCAGATCCAAGTAAAGGAGGTAAAGGAGGTAAAGGCGGTAAACTTGTAAGGGGTTTTCAGCCACCTAATCTTTATTTTCAGGCCAACCCTAGTCAGACTGTTGCAGCAAGTGCGGA